CGGAAATCAGAATATTCTGATTTCCGCATAATTATCGAGCACAATGAGTTCGCCTTCCGCATTCATTCGGACTGGAACTTTGATTGTAGCCGTTAAATAATTTGTAAAATCCATTTTACAAATATATATAGATACATTTCTATTATTATTTTAGTAAACTAATTATATGGATATTGTTGCCAAACAATATGCGCAAGAAGCCGAACAGCTCATAAAAACCACTACATACCTAGAGTACTTTTCCTATTTCAAAACAATTAAGCGAAAACACATCGTGAATCTTTATGAGAAGGCGGGGAATCTGTTTGAACTGGTGGAATCGTTTGAATCCGCTGGCAACAATTATATGTTGACCGCCACCTATTACATTGAACTGAATTATGTATTGTTGTCTGCGCTTAACCATAAACGGGCCGGCGACTGTTTTCAGAAATCCGCGAATTACGCGAAATCCACTGCGGCCTACTTGATGGCCATCGAACAGCGGCCGTTTGATACCGATTTCGTCGTGAAATGCTCGGAATACATTGCCGAAAACTACTTTGCTCTGGGAAACGTCGCGGAATGCATCCAGTGGTTTGAAAAGTGCATCATTGAAAACGTGAAGATCGGGCGCGACGATTTGAATTTTGATTTTTACGATAAGCTGGGAATCATTTATTGCACGTGTTTGAAACGCTATGCGATTGGAATTACAGTGTATGACAAATTGGTGGAACTTTTGCGGAAACGGGGCGACGTTTCGCTTCCGATTTACTGTTTTATCGCGGTTTTACTGCGGATTTTGGCGAATGATGATGATATGGAATTTGCCAAAAAATATATGGACTCTTTAGACAAATCGTTTTTGGAAAGTGAATATGCGGAATTTTTGAAGAATATCCTTTTTTTCGCGGGGAAAGATGCGAAAATGTTGGAACGTTTGCATAAATATTATGGGGAACGTGTTGCCGGGTTGGACAATGTGAATGTTCATGAATTGATTTGCGCGGTTATCGCTTTGTAATAAAATGTTGGTTTAATGTATAGGATATGAGTAAACAAAATAACGGAACAGATCTAATTATTAATGAAGAAGACGACGACGACGAATTTAATCAAAATACCCCCGAAAAACTCAATATAAATGAAATTGATAAAATTAATAATAACGATAATACCAATGCACCTGCTAGTATAGAGAACGATATTGAACAAAACCCAAATATAAATCAAACTGAATCACCTGCGAAAGGTCTTAATGCAGAGATATTGGAAAAACAAAGTGGTGAAAATAATGAAATATCTTCTGCTGCTCCTCCTACTGGTTCTGCTGATACTCCTACTGCTCCTTCTGCTAATCCTACTTCTACTTCTACCGCTACCGCCGACAACGCAGTTTACGCAATTATTAAAATTGATTCTGAAAAAAAAATAACAGTTCTTGATGCTATGCCTGATGGAGAAGCATTAAACACAGCGGTTTCTCCATATGATTTACTCGCGAATAAAACAGAATCCGTATTTGCCGTGAAAATTGTAAAAAAAGACAATTGCGACGGTGCAACTGACCAAATCAAGTGCATATCATTTGATAATTCTCACTATGAATTGGATTTGACAACTGCGGTAGCTGCGGTAGGCAAACTACTTGAACAAGACTTTTTGTCCAATATTGCTCATTCCAAAGGTGATGGGTCTGAAAGCGTTGACTCCAAAGATTCCACACCAAAATTTAAGGAAGGTGATACAATCAATTATGACAAAAAAAACATCACTATTAAAAAAATTTTAAAAAACGCGGATGGTAAACTGATATACGATACAACAATCGGTGAAATTAATTCTGAAATCGTAGATAAAGATGGCGATCTTGTCATTTTAAGCCATGGCGGTTCCCGCAAAAACCGTGGCCAACAATCCAAAAAAACAAAACGCAAATACTACGTTTACAGGAAATAAGCATATGTGTAAATATATTTAGAAATGTTTGTGTTCTAAATATATATAATGTCTTATATAATTGCACATATAAAAATTAATGAAGATAAAACATATTCAGTAGATATTGTGGATGATGAACCGAGCATTGAAGAAGTCGGATTGGAACAAACCATTCAATCTGGAAAAAACGATTTCTACATAAAAATTCCAGTTGATCAATGCATTAACAGTGAAAACGATTGTTTTGGATTATCCGATGGCAAATCATATCGCCTTGATTTTGATAGTATGAATTTTGATAACCGTGTTCCCATTGATGCGTTTTTGGCCAATGGTTATGCGGACAATACTCGCGCTGATGCAAGTCCTAATGCAGGTTTTTTGAACAATGATCCTTTGAACAATGGTTCTTTGAACAATGATTCAGATGCAAAGAAAGGTTCAGACAATGATTCTTTGGTCAATGGTAAAGAACAAACCACTTTGGTCGATTTCAAAGCCCTTATTGAAAGCGAATTGTCAAAGATTTCGCCAATTAAATCAAGTTTGGATGATTTCAAAAACCTTATTGCAGAGAAGCTAAAAGAAGTCGGTCAATTAAAACAGTTCAAACAACTTATTGTAAAAGAATTAGAAAATGTTGTAAAACCGGAGTTAAACACAGTGGCAAAGCTGGATGAAACCCAGGAGGAAAAACCGGCAACAAAACCGGATGAAACCCAGGATAAAACCCAGGAGGCAAATCCGAAGAAAAACGTAGATTCAAAACTGGATGAAAAACTGGATGAAACACTTGCAAAACCCGAGTTAAAGCCGGAGACAAAACTGGATGAAACCCAGAAAGCAAATCCGGCTGAAACCCAGAAGGCAAATCCGGCAACAAAACCGGCTGAAACTCTTGCAAAACTGGATAAAAAACTGGAGACAAAACTGGATGAAAACCCGGCGACAAAACCGGAGGCAAAATCGGAGAAAAATCTGAAGACAAACCCGTTGTTTCAAGAATCAAAATCCAAACAATTGAATCAAAAACCAACTACACCTGATGGTATCAATCTGGATGAAATAAAAATTGAGGATGGATCAGATTTAAATAAAACCCCTAATATTCAAAATAAATTCAGTGGATTCAATATTAAAAATTTTGTGAATCGAATTAAAACCAAAGTAGATAAACCCGAAGTAGATAAACCCAAAGTACAAAACAGTATTTAAAAGTATCTCTATTGCGCTTCTTAAATTATCATTAAAAACCCAGGGTTCCCATCATGTTCCGAAAACCAGAACGCAAACCCTTCGTCCAATATCGTAAAACCAATACAATACTGGATTCCAACTCGGTTAAAATGAAACACATTTGACCACTCAAACGGGATAAACTCTCGGTCCAATTTCACCAGCATATGGTAATACGCCAGCGTTTTTGCCCCATGCACATGTTCGCAATAATGCACCACACAATAATGGCACTGGTCCTTTTCCGACCATTGCGGCGGGGTTGAACCGCGGATTGTAATCAGCTGTTCTACAGGAATCGATTTGACAATTTTCAACGTATCGCCGGCCAATTCGCCGATTTCAAACGGCGCCCACCTGTATATGAACTGGTTTTTTTTGTTGATACCGTCGTCGCCACTTATGGGTATCCAATTCTTCTCGCAATGGGTATCTGTCGGCGGTTCTAACACGCGGCCATTCTCAAACATCGCCATCGACGCCGAGTAATCGCCCGTTATAATCCGGATTTTCTGCATGACGTGATAAGATTTGTTGGTCGCCACGTATTTCAGCTGATTCCCGCTAATAAATAATCGCACATCTTCCAGTCCGGTTATGGATTTGTCGTATTCGCGGAGCCCAATCATCCCCTCCCACATAAATTCGGGGTCCGGTAAAATTGCTTTCAAATCGTCCGTCAAATAACACCGCAAATTATGCGTCTGCAAATGACCGTCTGGATGATTGATGTGGTATCTGCCGTACTCGTCCAACTTATAATTGACGTATCGCACATTCAGGATGTGTTGTCCCTCAAAATGGACGTAGGCGCTGGATGAAGGGTAGAATCCAGGTTTCTCTGGAAACGCATATCGCACAGTGGCCATTCCGGTTTCGTCCGCGATACAGCGGGAAAAAAGATGCGACGGAATGCGGACAATGCTGTCATCGTGGTCGGCTTTGAACCAAACAATTTTCCAACTTGCATTCACTTCCAACCACGCCCAGAAATTGACTTCCCACGTGATGTGGCGATATCGGTGCATGAATACGGTGAAATGCTCTAAGTAAAGGTCGAACAAGTCGAGAAACGACTGGCCGTCGCCAATCATAAACCCGCCGCAAAACCGCCAATTGATATTGTCCACGATGCTTTCCATCCCCTGCCCTTTCTCCCAACATCCGGGGTTCGCAATGAATCGGGGGTTCCATTTGCACGTTGTCAGGAATTTCATATAATTGCTGGTTGCCTCTTTGTGTTTGAATATGTGCGACAAATTGAAATCGATCCAGGCGAAATGCTGGGTGTCAAATGGGTTCTCGTTGACCGCATTCACCACGAACTCGATTTTCATATTCATCAAACAGAGAAAGAGAAACGAATCTTTGACCATGTTGCGAGAAGCCGGCAGATTCCCCTTGTACAAACTGCATACTTTGTATGTCCACGATTTGGAATAATCCACGTCGCGCAAAACCACGTTTGGATATTTGGTCCAGTCGTAGGCTTGTTTTATCTCGGCGTCCACGTAGAGAATGATGGGAACGCCTGTTTTGGCAATATGGGCAAAATTGTCCATCCGCCAACTGTGGGTTTTGTGGGGTTCTTTGCAATTTATATTTACAAAACATGATACGTATGTAAGTGATGGTTTTGATGATGGAAAAAGGTTCATCTTTATAAAAAATAGATTTACTGTCTAAATATATTTTTTCAAATAATCTTTGAATAAAATGTGGGAACATTGGATAAAATGGATAAAAATCGGCATTGGATAAAATCGATAAAACATAAAGACATCTTCATACCATAGGTATTCAAATGGTTATGACCGTATTATTATTTGCGCTACCCGTTTTCACAATCTATATACTAAAAAATAATTTTCTTTCGTATTTCACCCTGCTTTATCGCTTATTCAAAAAAATGATGAAAAAAACAAATAAATACACGGTTCCGGCATTAACCGCCTACGATTATCCAATCCCGCCTTACCCCAACGCGTGGTATCCCATTTGTTTGAGCAACGAACTGCAAAGGGGCGCGCTTCAAAAGAAAAAAATAGCCGGCAAAGAATTTATCGTATTCCGCGACGAAAACGGGGTTGTTTCGGCCATAAACAAGAATTGCTCCCATATGGGCGTCGACCTTTCCTACGGGACCGTAAAGAATGGATGTGTGGTTTGTCCTTTTCACCACCATTGCGTAAAACCGCACGACGATCAGGGAGCCAAACAAGAATATTTTATCGAAGAAACCAATAACATAATATTCATATGGGTTGGAGAGGATAAACCATTTTACTCAATCCGGGAAATTGTGAAAACGTATAATTGCCCGGAAGGTACTCCATATTTGTCATCGTATTTTACCAGAAATGTTGGGGGGCATTTGATAGACTATGCGGAACATTTGCTGGATGTTCATCACGCGCCTTATATACACGGGGTCAATTTGAGACCGGTTGAAAACTCAATGATACAGACGAAATACTCGTTTGTCATTCAATTTTGCATCGAAGAAACCAATGTGCAACCGGTGTTTACCTATATTACGCCCACATTTGGATACATCGAGTACAGTAAGGATGTTCGCATATACATGATGTTTATTGTTTACGACATTGGTAATATAGATATGATTGTGTTGCCGTGTGGCAAAAACATTTCGGAATTTTGTTATAGTTTGTTGGGAGCACTGTATACGCAAATTGATTTTGCAGATGAAGCCGCGTATTTTTCAACAAAGAATCACAACATTCGTAATTTGAAATCGTCGGAAAAACCAATGGATGAATTTCGCCAATGGTTTATTGAGACCTATTATACGAAAGAACAACTAATTATATTTGATAGAAATAAAAAAAAATATAATGAAGCAAAGGCCATCAATGAATGGATAAATTTAAAGGAGTGAATTTAAAAGTGGAAAAAGGTTCAACTTTATAAAAAAATATATTTACTGTCTAAATATATTTTTTCAATTAATCATAAAACATTTTTATTTATTATTGCCGCGTTTTCGTGTTTTTCTACCACCTTTTTTTTGATGTCTGAATGGTCTTGATATTATTTCACGTATTTGCATAAGTTCAGATGATGAAAATGTAGATTCCATTGTTCGTAAATTGTCTATTTTCTCATTTTTTTCAGGCGTACATATTATTTTGTAGACATCACTGATTGTTGTACCATTATAAAATTTACATGGAATATGAAGTGAATGTCCTATTAATAAATCATCTTCAGTGGGGGTTTGAATTGTTTTATGAAAATAAATTTCTTCTATTGGATATATAGTTATAATACTCTCATCTGAGATAGATTGGTCGTCTAATATTTTTAATTTATCATTTGCGTTTTTTACTGATGCATATTTTTTTTTTATTTTTTTTATTTTTCTTGAATATTTTCGGCTTTCTGTTTTTTTATTCTTTTTTATACTCATTTCTATTATTTTACCAGTTGTTATATTGTTTTCTGAATTTTCGCCAAAATGATAATGAATATCATATAAAAGACCATTTATTAGTGTTGGAATTGTAAATAATACTGCAGGAACGCGTTCTGGATGTCGTTTATTTGGATGTATTTTTACATATATTTTTATTCCATCAACTGTAATATAATCTTGTAATAAAACAACTGATTTTGCTGGTTTATTATTTTCATTTACAAAATAATATAAAGGTCCAACGCCTAAAAAATCCTTTTGTAAATTTTTATGATTTGAATAATAATCTAAAAAAGTTAAATAATCAAACACAAACATTGTATATTATATTGTGTTATTTTTGTACTAATAATCAGTATCAGTATCTATTTCTTCATACAAAGGTTTCAGTGTTTCATCAATATATTCTTCATCGTAATTTATAGTTAGTTCATCAAAATTAATAATTGGTAATTTTGTAACAATATTATCTTGTTCTTGTTGCATAACTGTATATTTGTTTTTTTCAGTTTCTTTATTTTTGGTAAATCTAGTTTGCTCCATGTAAATTCCGTTATTTTGCGATAAATTTTTCCAATTTATTTTATTTTGGTTGAGTTTTAATATATTTAATGCATTGCAATTTAATGATAATGAATTCCAATTTACTTTATCTAAATTGTTTTGTATTATATAAATGGCATTTTCCAGTTTACTGAATTTTTCCCAACAAATATATTCAATATAGTTTTCTAAAATATGAACTGCAACTGGATTGGCTGATAAATGTGGCCACCAGTATGGTTCATTTTCATAATCTATTTTTTCTAAGCATTCTTCATTTTTAAAAAACCATTCTATCAATTCCTCTGCATATGGGTTTATGTTTAAATATATGTCTCTGTTTATTTTATTGCGATTTTGTTTCAGATAAGATACAAAAACTGGAGATTCGCAATAGTTGCACATAACTTTATAGTTTAAATATGTAAATATGCGATATGCAGTAGGATATATAGTTCCATATATACCTTGTTGCACATATTCGTTTTTAAGTAATCCATATTTATTGATTCTGTGTAAATATTTTTCTATTATAGGAATTGCAGAAGGATTTGAGCTTAATTCATGCATTTCATCTTTGCTTAATTTATCTATATTACCATCTAAAATATTAACAATCCACCCGCTTCTATTTTTACAAATTGGCATCCAATTTTTTATTTTATCAATATTTCCTTCATATAATAAATGTGTGTTTATTGCAATATTATGCCCCAACTCATTCCAATCTATTTTATTTTTATTTTGATATAGCAAATAAAATGCCGAGCTGTTGCGTGATAAAGATGACCAATTTACTTTATTTAAATTATCTTCTATTATATTTATGGCTGCCGGATTTTCTGAAAATGAATCCCAGTCTATTTTATTTGGATTTTCTTTCAAATAAGGAACTGCTTCTGGATGTTTTGATATTATAGTCATATCTAATTTATCTATATTTTCATATATCCATGGCAAAAAAACACTAGTCATATAGTAATAAACACAGTTATATTTATATTTTATTATACAACAATATATGAGTTTTTACACCATTGAAGAATTAAAATGTCAGGGCCAATAGGGCCCTGACATTTATTGATTAAGTAAGGCTTTGGCCTTACTTAATTTAAAATGTCTCATTTTAATTCTCCGATGGCGCGGTATCAGTAATGATTTATGCACCCAAAGTGCGCCCTTTGAACAAAGCTTCGCTGAATACATTGGTTCCCTTACTAGATACCCTTCACCTGTATTTCATCCCTTTTGTAAATATGTTCGTCCACGAAAAATTTGTAGACTTTTTCTTTCTGGTCGCCGGTCAGAGTTATTACTTCGCCATTTTTCAAATCTTTTGAAATAAATCCGTTGCATTTGTATGTTTTTTTCAAATGCGCCATTATTTTTTTTAAATCGAGGTCGTCCGCCAATCCGACAATCGAAGTGACGTATTTTGAACCAGAACGTTTTTGGACCTGGATTGTCAGGGGTTTTGTGTCCATTATTTGTTTAAGTATATATTATTCTTTATATTCTTAAAAGTTCCCTTAATTCTTTTGAGCGCATAATGTAAATATGGCGGAAACTTTGTTGGAAATCGTTCTCAGCAATTGGACCCCGTCTGCCAAAACCGCAACTTATAATTATGTAAGAATATTTGCAGAAACCGGGAAAATCTATTTGTCCCAGTGTCCCCGTCAAAATATGTGGCAGGCACCTGTAAAACTGATTTCGGAGCGCGTATTTACACCTTTGGAGCTGGGTTTTTTGAAACAGAATTTAGAAACAGTGAAAAAATCCTCCATGTCATTCACTTTCAGTTTTGCGCCACTCGGGTTTGAATACGAATTGGAGAAATGTGTGCTCAATTTTGAGAGATTTCTAATAACCCAATTTGAACAAATGTCTGCCGAATACCGCGATTGTGTTTTGGATTTGAAATCCGAGAATGAATCTTTGCAAAAGGGAATGGACCAGTTGCAGAGAAACTGTAAAACGTA